CATGGTACAACAAATGTAAGTGAATCAACATTTATGAATAGAAGGGACAAATATTCTTTCTATAAATTGTCACGCAAGTACAATCTGGAAGAATTGAAGAATTATTATGTGGCAAATTTCCTAGAAGGTGATGTTCGTTGGGTTGGTGCAATATCTGGTCCTGATGGCGAAGAAACCTACAAGAAATGGCAAGGAAGAAATCAACGCTTGACATATCAGTTCGAACAAGATATAATATTCTTATTCGATTCATCTGGTAGTTTACTTCATGTTGATAACGGTAGTCATCCATACTTGTTGACAATGATGATGCAAGGTGAGGTGATGATTGAAACTGTGGCTATATTGAATGACATTATGGGATTCTTTCCTATGTGGCAAAAGAAAATAACTGATGACATTGTGTGGCCAAATTGGAAATTAAAGATTGAAAAATACACACCGTTTATACATTATGATAAAGCCAAATTCAAGGCTATTGTGAAAGAACAATATGAAAATCAGTAAGATTTTCTAGGCAACATACCCAATTTCCAACCGTCAGGTGGATTTTTGGTTAATAATTGTTCAACACCATTATTGTACCATTTATTTCCTTTTGTTGTTGGTCTTTGATTCAATCGTCCTAAAATCCAACCAACACCAGGATGTTTTGTTGATAAAGAATTCTGTTTGCCATTATTATACCACCTACTAGATTTGTTATATTCACTTCTTCTTTTGGATTGTTCTTTTTTACTTTTTTCTGTTTGTTTTTTACCAAAAGTGCCTTCTCCTCCCAAGGTTGAATTATAACCGTTACTATTCTCAAAATGAATAAAGGAATTATATTCAAGTATAAAATAATTTTCCATTTCATTCAAACAGTGTAATTCATCCTTTGATTGATACAAAACAGACCATTCAAAATTTTCCCATCCATACTTATGTAACGCATTATAAAATGGATAATCAGGACAAATTTTTGAACGATGTATATAGTAGTGTTGTTGTTTTCTTGATGGCCACCTAGAATCAAAACCTATGTAAACTTTACCGTTTAATCTATTGACACATTTGTAGATTGAATATATAATCATGCTGATACTCTCAGAAAGTGTTAGAGTAGGTGCAGACGGCAATCTGGCGACCTACAACTATTTATGAAAGATTTGTGATGAAGATAATGAAAATAATGGTAGATATGGATGGAGTTCTATGTAACTTTGAAAAGAGATACAAGGAACTTTATGGTGATGTTTCAGAGAAAGACCGCAGAGCGGTTTTTCGTCCAAACTTTTCCGATTTTATTGCAACGAATCAGTTTGCAACACTAGAACCAATGCCAGATTTTTGGATTCTACATCAATATCTGAATCTGTTGAATATTCCAAAACAAATTCTTTCTTCAACTGCATATGAAGAAACGTTTGAAACTATTAGTAAACAAAAAAGAGAATGGTTACATAATCACAATGTTTATTGGCCTGATCCAATTTTTGTTCCTGGTAAGAGACACAAATACAAGTTTGCTCAACCAGACACAGTAATCATTGATGATACATATAGTGTCATTGAAGATTGGCGAAATCATAACGGTATCGCCATATGGCATAAAGATGCAAGAAATACCATTTCAGAATTGGAATCCTTGCTCATTTCGCCTAAATAAATCCATATAATGAATTATGTGGATAATCCGTTTAATACTCCGTAATATACCGTAATAAGGAAATAATATGACTGACTTTTCAAAACTCAAAAAATCTTCAGGCAATCTGGAGAAACTCACTAAAGCCATCGAGCAACTCAACAGCTCATCAGAAGGTGGTAAATCAGACGACAAATATTGGAGACCAGAGGTCGATAAAGCAGGTAATGGCATGGCCACTATCCGTTTTCTACCTGCACCGCCAGCTGATGGTGAGGACGGTCTGCCTTGGGTGAAAGTATTTTCTCATGGATTCCAAGGTCCTGGTGGATGGTTGATTGATAATTGTTTGACAACTAAGAACCAACAATGTCCAGTTTGTGAACATAACAACCGTTTGTGGAATTCTGGTGTTGAAGCCAATAAAGAAATCGTCCGTAAGCAGAAGCGTAAACTTAACTACATTGCAAACGTGTATATTGTCAGTGATCCAAAGCATCCTGAGAATGAAGGACAGGTAAAACTGTTCAAATTTGGTAAGAAAATCTTTGATAAGATTAATGAAGCAATGAACCCTGCTTTTGAAGATGAAACACCAATCAATCCATTTGATTTGTGGAAGGGTGCAAACTTTAAATTGAAGATTCGCAAAGTTGATGGTTATCAGAACTACGACAAGAGCGAATTCGAATCACCATCTTCTCTATTTGATGATGATGACGAACTTGAAAAGGTTTGGAAGCAAGAATATTCCCTACAGGAATTGGTTGCTGATAAAGAATTCAAGTCTTATGATGATTTGAAGAAACGACTCGACAAAGTTTTGGGTGCAGCTGATGTACCTAAGACAACTGTTGAGCAAGCACGAGCTTCAGCTCCCGTAAAGAAAGTAGCTGATGATGCTCCTTTTGATGTGCATGAAGATGATGATGACATGGCCTACTTCTCAAAGTTGGCAGATGACTAAAAAGAAACCCCG